TCAGGAGCCAAATTTTGCCACTAAAAAGGTGATGAGTGCTGAAAGAATGCCGACAGCAACAGGCACCACAACACTACCCCATTTCCAGCGAGCCTTATCCTCAAGCTTGTCAAAGCGTTTATCCAGCGCTTCGATAAACTCGCTTTTAACATTAACAATATCTAATTTAAGTTCGCTCTTCGTATTAGACATTTCGGATTTCAGGCCCAACATTTCTGCCTTCAGTTCACCTTTAAGCTCTGACAAATCTGCCTTTGTGACAAACTGCTCTGAACGCTCTGTCAGCCGAACAAGGTCGAGTTTGACTGCAGAAATGCCGTCTTCAAGTTTTTCCACTCGTTTTTCAAGATTGTCAGACATGCCATCACCTCCATCCCCGTCTTTCTTCCATGGTACATCATTTGTGCTATTGGAGCGGCGTAACTCAGAAACACTACTCATCGTTTTGTGCTCCTTCAGGGTTTTGATCTTCAAACCACTTAAGGACAGCACTGGCACGATATAAGCTCAAATGACCGCAATTGAGGCAATTCACCATGTAATAGCTTTTTCTAAGTCCAGCGATCGTATTCAGGTTACCAAATGCAACATATTGGACATATTGTACTGATTGAGCATCTTCAATCATGCCTCGCTCAGCTTCTCCAAGAGATTCAAAGTTTTCGGGAAAACTATCGGTTTTTATGTAACCAGTCTGTGGAACAGATAATTTATCTGAACCGCAAGCCAGACAATGCCCAGAAATTCTTTTTTCTGAAAGATACTTAAATAACATCTCTGCATCTATAGTTCTAAGACGACTACGATACTTATCTGTTACATCTTGTTCATCACCGTTAAGAAGGTCGATTTTGGACTTGAGTTTTTCTTCATAAAATTGTTTTAGAAGAAAATCTCGCAATTCTTTCTCTGTTGGTTCTTTCATATCCATTTTAGTTCTCCAGAGGGTTAAATCGCACGGCATCCTGTAGGTAATCTGGCGCAAGATGCGCGTATACCATTGTTTGCTGTATGTTCGAATGGCCGAGTATTTTTTGCAGAGTTAGAATATTGCCGCCGTTCATCATGAAATGGCTGGCGAAGGTATGTCGCAGAACGTGAACTCCTTGGCCGTCCGGCAGATCCGGAGCTACCTGCTTGATAGTCCGGCGCAGCAGCTCGTAATCCACGTCCGCAAAAATATCGCCCGTTCCCCGCTCGCACAGCTCACCAAACAGCTTATTGCTGACGGGCACGGTTCTGTTTTTGCTGTTCTTGGTGTTAATGAACATCGCTTTTGAATGAGCAAGATGTGTTCGCCTTAGTTTAACGACCTCACCCCAGCGGGCACCGGTCGCCAGACTTAATCGCGCCGCGAGGTTTTCCGGCTCGGGCAGGGTAGTCAATAGCTGGTTAATCTGCGACTTCAGCAGATAACCCATTTCATGCGCGTGTACTTTAAGTGGCGAGACACCTTTAAAGGGGTTTTCGTGGTGATAATTCCCAGTTTCAATAAGAGTACCGAACAGAGAAGAGAGCGTTTCCTGTTCGCGGTTGAGCGTCTTAGCCTTAATGCCGGCAGCGTACCGGCCAGCACGATAATCAGCCCAGGTGTTTTTGTTCACCTTGTCGGTGGTAGGAAAGCCCATAGCTTCATCAACGCGCTCAAGCTTACGGCGTGTACTTTCGCCGGACTTCATCGTTTGGCCCTTGAGCCGCCACCATAGATCGATAAGGTCGGAGAACGGCCGCTTGTCCGGCGCTTTATCCAGCCAGCCCTTATTGTGCTGTGAAGACAAGATCCACCGTTCATACTGCTGGGCTTCGGATTTAGTGGCGAATTTTTTTCGTATACGACGACCTTCGCGACCCTGCGGTCGCATATCAACCATGTAGCCATCTTTAAGAGATTTAATGCTCACCAGAAAATCCCCCTCTCATGACAGATCCCACCCTTACCCCATCTTTCCATTATATTTAAAGCAGTTAGCCAACCTTCTTCGCGCTTCGGCGGCTCAATGTTCCGTTTTGCCCATCAGGGGAGAGAGCCGGAGCTATCTGACCGGATGCTTCATTGGTTTCATCGCTCATTAGCCACAAGGTGTACTTTTTGAAGACCTCGTGAGTTGTGATTTTTCTCAGTGTTACCCCGCCAGGCTCCATTATCCCAACCTCATATTTCTTAATTGTGCTTATGGAAATACCTGTTAAATCGGCAAATTTTGCCTGGCTTAAATTTTCAGCTTCCCTAATCAGCTTTAGTTTCTCGCTTAGCTCGCTTGACATGGTTCATTCCTATGATCTAAAGTTGGTTCATGTTAATGAACCAATAAAGCCCCAAACTACCCAAACAAGGCAGGATAACACATGGCAAGAAACGCAAGAAGAGCCACCACGCCACCTGAAATCAGGGATTTGCCGGGGGATTACCCATTCGGCGATCGTGTTTCTGAGTCCCTGGCCGACTATGCAAAACGCACCGGCTTAACACTGAAGGCAGTTCAGCACCGCGCAGATGATGGCCGCTTACCGATCATCCAGGCGCGCCCACGAGCAAAGCGGGAAGTGAACCTGCTCGCCATCTACATGAACGCCCGCTACAAAGCCGAGCGCTTTGTTGAGTCAATGAACTAAAGGGGATGTCATGCAGAAAGGGAACGGAATTACGCGCGATAACTTACCCAAGATCATCTGGATAAATAAGCACGCCGGAATTTGTTGCGGCTTCACCATTCGCGTATTACCGCGCAGGGTAGGCAAGAAACGCTATCAAATTATGAAAGATGATGATTCATTTGGAATTGACTTCGCTTTATCGGAAGCACGCAGAACGATAGACCGGCTTATTAATAATAACCGTTTTATTATTCATTAAAGGAGCAGGGGAAAATGAAACGCCTTTATGCTGAACAGATTAATAAAATGCTGGAAGATTATTATTTCAATCTGGAAAACAACCCTCAGGGCCGCGAGTCACATTATGGCGTTCTGGCTAGCGGGATCCAGCACGTCTACGGCGCTGCATTCTGCCTGAATGACGATGACACACTTTGTGAACTTCGCCCATTGGTCAGCGCCATCATGAATGGCGAGATACCTAAACCATACGACCTGTCGTCAATCGACGATGAGCAGCAAAAACAGGAGATGGCAAGCATCCCCGCAAGCTTAAAGACCTTATCCCTCTACAGCCGATAAGCGAGGCTTACCATGTTCAATGAAGAAAGAAAATCATGGGCACAGGAAATGCTGATCCGTGAGGCGGTGGAGAACGCGAGGCAGGGCTTCACGGTACAGCTTAAAAACGGTGCCCGTATTACCGTGCCTGCGAATGATTCATCAATTGACTTAATTATTCACGGTCTAGAAAAATCAATTCGCGGAGATTATGAACGTGACCGCCTGACGTTTATAGATTTTATGTATTACTGGCATGAAAGGTTATTCAAGCTGGCTAAAAGAAAACCGCGCCACAACCCCTAATTAACCAGCGTTAAAAATAACGGCATTCATTTTGCCGGGGATTCGTTTTGCCTTTTTCAGGAGGTCGCATGGGGATTAAGTCAATCAAGCTGGATGGCGGAATAAGCGATCCGGAGTTTGTGGAAATAAGCACCAATGCACGAAAACACGAACGCGCTCACCTGCTGGTCCTGCTGCGTATTTATGTCGGTCAGCTGAAAAAGGAAAGCGCCACCCCGGAAGAGATTTATTCATCAATCGAACAGTGGGCCGATGCCCGCGAAATTTCAATCAGTGAGGGTAACAAGCAATGAACCATTTAATGATAGACATTGAAACACTCAGCACCCAGCCGAATGCAGTGATTTGCGCGATTGGCGCGGTTTTCTTCGAACCATCAACCGGCAAAACCGGTCCGTCGTTCTATCAGACCATTGATCCGCGCACCTCTCAGAATCGCGGCGCCCATATCAGCGCCGACACGGTGATGTGGTGGCTTAAGCAGGACAAAGAACCCATCAGCGAGCTGGTAAGCGCAAAGTCGCACGAAATTGAAGTGATGCTGGATTTCGCCAGATTCATTGAAGGCGCATTCCCCGGGGAGACCACGAAAAAAAATCTTAAGGTATGGTGCAAGGGCGGCTCATTTGATTTTCCGATCCTTAAGTCTGCCTTTGAGCGCTCATCACTTGAAGGTGTTTCCATGCTTCCCTGGAATTTCTGGAATGAGTGCTGCTTCCGTTCGCTTCTCACGGTTGCCGGTGTTATCGGCTATGCCCCCCATCCGCGACGCTCAGTTGCACACAACGCTTTAACCGACGCTATCTATCAGGCCGAGCAGGTTTGCGAGATCTGGCAGCGCCTGACCTCCCCACACATCGAATCGCTGTGAGGGCCGCCATGTATCCGCGTCTCTCCGTCATTTGCAGCGCTCCGCTGCCGGTCTGCACCAGGGCGCTTGCTGCCCTGAAATGCTTCGCCCGCGGTCAGCGTAATTTTTCCCGCGTCAAGCCGCATGCCTATCTCGTGATCCGTATTGGTCGCCGCTGGCGCTTGCTCAGTAAGAACGGCGGCCAGCAGTGGCGGCTGATGACCCACGAAACCTACAACCAGGAATACCGCAAATGAACCGATCACCTGAATACGTCCAGGGTGCATTGGCCGCCCTGCACGAAGCCAAAACACTCAATCTCGCAAATGCGACAGCGCTCGGCGTGCTGGAGGGTCCGGCGGCCGCTAAGACCCTCATTGCCTTGATGAATGTGGTGCTTGACCCACTAGTCCAGAAATGCAACGCAATGGAGGTGAAAAGTGATTAAGTCACCTATCAAGTGGGCGGGCGGTAAAACCCGCGTTATGCCGCAGCTGCTGAAGCACCTGCCGAAAGCTGATTGCCTGATTGAGCCATTTGTTGGCAGCGGCACCGTATTCATGAACACGGAATACCGTCGCTATGTGCTTTGCGACAGCAATCGCGCGCTGATCAACTTCTTTCTCGCGCTCAGAGATGACACAGAACGATTGATAGCGATCGCTAAGAACCAGTTCAGAAATGGCAATAATGCAGATAGCTATTACGAAGAGCGCAAGTTGTTCAACCACTTGTCGTGGGATGATGAGTGTACAGATGAATATGTTGTGCGCTGGGCGGCGTCATTTTTATACCTGAACCGCCATTGCTTTAACGGTCTTTATCGCACGAATGCAGATGGTGGTTTTAATGTGCCATTTGGCCGCTATAAGCAACCCTATTTCCCTGAAGCTGAAATGCGCTTATTCGCCGAAAAGGCGCGGGATACTAAGGCGCTCTTTCTTTGCAATGATTTTCGCACTTCCATTCCGTACATCGCAAAGAATCGCCCGGACTCAGTTATTTACTGCGACCCCCCCTATATCCCGGTCAGCGAAACCGCCAACTTTACCGCCTACGGCAAGCCGTTTACCCTGGACGATCATCGTACTCTGGTTGCAACCCTTCTCGATGCTCATCGCCAGCACGGCACCCGCTCGGTGATATCAAACAGCGACACCCCGGAAACCCGCGAGATCTACACCGCTTTCAATCTCCACGCCTTCAGCGTCCGCCGCTCTGTCAGCGCCAAAAGCCGCGATATGGCCGACGAGGTTATTGGCGTACTTCGCGTATGCGATGGCTGCGGCCGCTCTGGCGGTGGTAACTGCCCGGACTGTGGGCCAGTGATGGGTGCTTCCAGTTACGGCGCAATGGCTGCGGCGGGTGCATTCGACGGGGCGGAGGGATTGCGATGAGTGAGCCAGTCTGGTTAGCAGTAGCTCCCGCCGATGAATCAGGGGATTGCACCATCATGTCAGCACTGGTTTACCGCATAACCGGTAGTCAGCAGTGCCACTCCTTCACCCTGATTGATTTTAGGGCATTCATCCTTGATGCGAGCGTACCGGTCTCCAGGTCATGCGTATCCGGTACAGGCTACGCGGAACAGGGCATCAGAAAAGGTGGACTCGTGCGGCTACAGCTTCCTTCCGACCTGATGAGGAGTTGCCATTCCGATGAACACGATTGATGCCGTTGTAACGCGCGTTCTGGACGTTCGTCCATATCGCCATTTCTGGATCGTCGAGGTGGAAGTGTTGAGCTGGGGCCGATACGGCAACACGACCATCATCCGCGATAGCGAAAAAGAAGCCCGCCAGGTTAAGTCCGGCGACACGGTGACGATCTGAGGACCAACAAATGAACGAAACCAATTACCGCCGGTTCTGGCGAAACCTTGTGATCTGCTGCGCGCTCTGCTCGCTGTTGTTCTGGCTCCCGATGGGCTATCTCGCCTTTCGTGTTTTCTCAGTGGTGTGGGAGGCGCTGTGGTCGCTTATTACAACGAAATAGACCTTCACGCAGCACAGCACCTGCGCAACCTTATCGACGCTGGCCATATTGCGCCGGGCGTCGTTGATACCCGCTCAATTGAGGATGTAACGCCCAATGACCTTACCGGATTCAATCAGTGCCATTTCTTCGCCGGGATCGGCGGGTGGTCGCTCGCGCTGCGTCGCGCAGGATGGCCCGACAGCCGACCGGCATGGACAGCATCATGCCCCTGCCAGCCTTTCAGCGCGGCAGGCAAAGGACTTGGGTTTGCTGACGAGCGGCACTTATGGCCCTCCGCACATTGGCTTGTCGGCCAGCGCCGCCCTGTCGTGGTCTTTGGCGAGCAATCTGGCAGCGCTGACGCGAGCGACTGGATCGACCTTGTACAAGCTGACGTGGAAGCCATGGGCTATGTCTTCGGGGCGGTTGCGTTTCCGTCTGCGAGCGTCGGTGCGCCGCACCAAAGAGACCGTGCTTATTGGGTGGCCGACGCCGATTGCCAGCAATGGGAGGGGCGCGGGGAATTTCAACCGACAGGGGGGGGTAAACCTTCAGACAGCAGCGTTATTAGCGGGCTGGCCCACACCGACGGCAACGGACGGGAAGGGCGGTTATCAGGGCGGACGGATCCGCAACGGAAGGCTATCAGTGGACAGGCTGGACGTGGCTGCGCAATTAGCGGGCTGGCCGACGCCGACCACGAGCAACGACCGCTCGCCATGTCCGCAAGAGGCCATGCGGACGTATCGCGACAATGGAACAAAGATTCAGAAGCGGCTTCAGGATGTAGCTGCGTTATGCGGCCCGGCCCGGTTAACGGCTTCTGGCGAGATGCTGATTTGCTCCACGGCCGGGATGGATTGTGGAGGCCAGTTAGACCCGGATCATTCCCGCTGGCTGATGGGGTTCCCGCCAGAGTGGGAAGAGTGCGCACCTACGGAAACGCTATCAACATTGAAGCGGCGGCAGCGTTCATAAAGTCCTATATGGCAGCGGTGGATCATGTCTGATTCCGCCGCTTTAGCATGGAGCTGGAACGCCAAACGGCAGCCAGTGAACCCCAGCACAACGGACGAGCCAGCACAGAAACCCTCTGCGCTGGCCGTCTGGCTTGCGCTTTACGCACAGGACGAAAGCGAGCAACGTGAACAGGCTGAGGCATTGAGTCGCGCAGCGGAAGAGCACCTATTTTCTATTGCAGGCTGCGATCCCTGGCTCCGCGACGAGCTGAATAATGCGCTAATTGAGAAGGCGAAGCGACACGCAGAACTCCATCGCGCCGATCATCTCACCTTGATTCGTGATGACGTCGCCAACCTGCCAGATTTCCTGCGCAAACCGCTGGAATCAAGGATTAAGTATTTAGAAAAATCAGAAGATCAGCGCCATTTGCCTGTATATCTGAATGAGGTAGTCGCCCCATCTTTGACAAGGATTGATGCTGTCCGCGCTAACCAAATGTCGCTGTCGTTTCGCGCCATGGCTGGCAGGGACAGCCTTGATCAGCTTCTCCGGTTGCCGGAACTCAATCAGCGTGAGGTCAAGCGACTCTCGACGCTGGTCGCGGCGCACATTGATGTGATTTTTATTCAGCTTTACGACGAGATACTGACCGATGAACTGGCTTCGCCAGTCCTCATTCTGGATCTTTATCGTCATTTGGCAACTGAGGTGCTACGCCTCGATGTTCTCCCGCCAGCCTATGAAGCGCTGCGCAGCAAACATAATCGCCGCAACCCTATTAATTACGATTTGATACCGGGCGCGCTGGCGCGTATGCGCTGTGCCGACTGGTGGCAGCGTAAGCTGTGGCAACTTCGTAATGAATGGCGAGAAGAGCTGCTGCGCGCCGCATGTCTTGTTCATCGTCATGCATCCCCTTATGTCAGCCACGACATTCTGTTGCAGAAGCGCGAGCAGCGCCGTAAGGCAATGGACTTTTTCCGTAATTACGACCTCGTTAATGAGGATGGTGACACGCTCAACATGGAAGACGTAGTGCTTGCCAGCGCCAGCAATCCGGCACATCGTCGTAATGAGATGATGGCGTGCGTTAAAGGACTGGAGCTGATCGCCGAAATGCGCGGTGATTGCGCAGTGTTCTATACCATCACTTGCCCCTCGAAATACCACGCCACGTTGATGAACGGGAAACCCAATCCGACATGGGATCATTCTACGGTCAGAAAGAGCAGTGATTACCTGGTTGATATGTTCGCCGCTTTCCGCAAGGCTATGCATAAGAAAGAGTTGCGCTGGTATGGCGTACGAGTGGCGGAGCCGCATCATGACGGCACGGTTCACTGGCACATGCTGTGCTTTATGCGTAAAAAACACCGCCGCACTATTACCGAATTATTGCGCCGGTTTGCTGTACGTGAAGACCGGACAGAACTTGGCAACGATACCGGCGCGCGATTCAAGTCAAAGCTTATCGACCCACGTAAAGGGACTCCGGCCAGCTATATCGCAAAGTACGTTAGTAAAAACATCGATGGGCGCGGGCTGGGTGACACGATCAGCAAAGAGACGGGCAAGACGCTGCGTGACAGTGCCGAGCATGTTACCGCCTGGGCTTCTCTGCACCGCGTTCAGCAGTTCCGCTTCTTTGGCATTCCGGGCCGCCAGGCTTATCGTGAGCTACGCCTGTTCGCATCACAGGCAGTACGCTCAATGAAGGACGCCAAACCCGGTGCGCCGGTACTTCAGGATCCAAAACTTGACGCTGTTCTTGCCGCTGCTGACGTCGGGTGTTTTGCCACCTACATCACCAAACAGGGCGGAGTACTTGTACCCCGTAAAAATTACCTCATCCATACCGCCTACGAGCCGACAGTAGAGCCAGGAACCTACGGCGATCATGGCATCCGCATTTACGGCGTATGGTCGCCGCTCACCGGGAAAGAAAACAAAATCTGCACCCACGTCCACACTTGGAAGATGGTGAAGAAGGCTCCCGCTAACTTAGGCGCTGAAAGCGCCGCCCAGGGCGACCCCGTCGCCCCTTGGACTCGTGGCAATAACTGTCCCCCAGGACAAAAAATAACAAAAAAAGAAACGGGGATTGCCACCCCACCGGCAGAAGGGGCGGAGCCAGATGACGAAACAGGGCCACTCGACCCGAGCAAATTACGCATGAAGGAACGGCAGGCACTTTTCCGCCGTATCCACGAAGAATTAACCGTGCCTCTAAGGGTGAAAAAGCCAGTCTTCGCACCGGAAAACAGCCCGACAGTGGCGGAACTATACGACTTCGCGCAGTCGCTGGGCTGGGATGAACTCAATCTTACATTATTGGCTCGTCGTCTTGCCGCTGGTGGTGAGTTATCTATAAATGGCCGAAGGTACTATTCGCACGGAGATGGACGGATATACAGTCGTAAAGAGCCAACTTATGATTTTTTTCTAAGGTTGGTCGCATATCCCAAGCGATAAAAATTATCATGAAGTTCATTCTGAAAATTTAAATGGTGGTTGTAAGTATATGATATTTATTTGTTTGTTGTGCTGTTATTTTGATGGTTTAAGTAACTATTTCTATTGTATCTAAAATATCGAGGCTCACTGGGGATTTGAAGTGTTAAATTCTTCATGTATCATCAAAAAGCATGCTGAAGTAAATTTAATTAAAGTTATTTATTTATGTGAATATGTTATTAGTAATTTATTTTTATGTCTAAATGTTATTTCGTATTTATATGTGAACTTATGTAATTTGAATTGTTTGTTTTGGGTTTTACCTGTCTTGGCGTTTAGGCTAATTAAAATCATGTGGAGTTGAAATGAATAAATATACTCTAGTTAAACAGTGTGAGTTGGATGGAAGGGTTATTGATTTGGCATTTGAGAAGGAGAGGCTGGAGAATTATTTTTCAGTCATCGTTGGAAGAAATGGTTCCGGGAAAAGCAGGCTGCTTAGCTCTATTTCAATAGAACAATGCATGACGGAAAGTGTGAGTAAAACAATATGTTTATCCAATACACTTTTTCACAAATTTATCTCCCATCGTGACATTCCTGCTTTTTGGAAAATGCATGATAAAGGATACAGGAATAAGTGTTTGTCCGAATCTTTGGATGGACACTTTACATTGTCTGACACATTCGCAAATGTCTTTAATAACGAAATAATTCAATCTCTCTTCGATAATGATGAGAAGTTGAAAAATACGCTTCAAATTTTTCACGATTTTATCATGTGTAGTAGGGTAGAGATCGATATTTCATTGTATAGTAAAGTTGGACTGTTTAAAAAAAATGAATTCATATTTGATCCCGACACATTAGATGTGAATATTTCTCATTCTGGTTATAGAGAGAAAGTATCCATGGAGGAAAAGGAATTTATATATGAAAATTTAGTTGTCTTTTTTGAAGAGTCTGGTTATATGGATATCCTCAAGCGGGATAGGAATAGGACAATGCCCTATCATCCTGATGATCAAACTGCTGAAAATATTATGAGGCTTGGAAAGCACTCCATTAATTTTAATTTTGACTATGGTGATGGTAATCCAATCTCTAATCATTTTTCTGACAGGTTTAAAAAATCCCTGCTCGTTTTAAATAAATATAGATTAATCACGGTAAATAATATTTCCTTTATAAAGCATGACCATGCTATTGGCATGAAAGAGTTAAGTTCTGGTGAGTTAAGTGTTTTACTATCTATATTAAAAATTAATTCTGAAATAGAAGAGAATTCAGTTATTTTAATGGATGAGCCGGAGGTAAGTTTACATCCTGCTTGGCAAAAAGAAATCATTCCTTCTCTTGAGCGTTGTTTCTCTATATTCAAAGGGTGTCATTTTATAATAGCCACTCACTCGCCACAAGTTGTTGCTGGCATCCCTGAGGATAATTCCAGTGTGCTATTACTTGATGATGGGTATACATTGCTGCATGGGCGAGGGGTTCGTGGGCAATCATCTGATTTTCAGTTGTTTAATACATTAAATTATGCTGGGGGATCTAATGAGTATATTAAAAGAAGATCAATAACTATAATTGCTAAAATAGATAACTCTATGGATCTTAATGAAGATGATAACGATTTTATTGCCAGCGCTGAAAAATCTCTCAGTTCTATGGATGATGACGATGCAAAAGCTGTAACTCTTCAGGCAATAGCTTTGGTTAATGCGGTAAGGGGATAATATGAGCATTAAAACTTACTTGACGCCGATTAAGTTTTCAGAACAGTCTGCCAAATATATAAGTGAATATGACCTTAAAAATAATGCTATATGGAGTGGTAGTGCTCCCGAGATAAAAAAGATAAGAGAAGAGCTTCGTGAGCACTATAAGGCCGAGCAGTTAGGTTGCTGTTCCTATTGCAGGATTGACAACCCTCAAAACCATGGCTGGTCATGGGATGTTGAACATATTGCCCCGCAAGGGGAATTTCCTCAATTTTTGTTTGAGCCAAGAAATTTATCTCTTTCTTGTAAAGACTGTAATACGGCAAAAAACAAAAAAAAAGTCCTCGACACATCTAAAGTGGATGTTTCAAAACAGTACCCATCAAATGGAGATTGTTTTACAATAATTCATCCTCATTTTGATTGTTATCAGGAACATATGAGACTTGAAAGGCATGGCGATAAAATAATATTTCATCCATCAAAAGGAAAAGGGCTTAATACTTATAGAATGTGTAAATTATCAAGATATGCAGTATATAGGACGCATAATATAACTGATGCTAATATTGCTGATTCGGTAATGAATAGAATTCTTGAGTTAAATGAATGCGGAAGGACATCTATAAGTCATGAAGATATTAAAACCCTGCATGATAGCGTGTCGAATGAGCCTCTCCGAATAGCGATTGATACCAGTTTCAAGGAAGATAGGGGTAATGCTGAATAATAATGCACAAAATTGCACAATTTCTGAAATATAATTTTTGCAATGCCACCCCAGCACTGACGCGGCTTGAGCGGTATGCTCAAGCTGCACAAAAAGAGACATGTTTAGCGCGCAGGCGAGGCGGGGGAGCAAGCGCGCGCTTTGGGGGTAGGGAAGGGGTCGGCATACCTCGCCAAAAGCCGCATGCCGGGCGCGCACATTCGCGGTGCATCCGGCGAGCGGGCAGGCAAAAGCCAGCCAGAATGGCGCTGGCTGCGTCTGGTTGGTGATATGACATTGAGGTGTTGCGGGTTGTCCGGCATGGCCGGGAATGGCGGTGCTGCAGGTCAGTACCACACCGCCGGGAATGGCAGTGCGCTACCTTCAGATTACTTCGAGGCTTCCAGCAGGGCGTAAGGGTTGAAGCGGATCACCTCTTCGCCGAGCCAGTCGTTAACATGCTTCATCGCTTCCATCACCGGCGTCAGTTCGTTGACCGCGAATACCCTCGCCGCCTTCTCGACGTCGCCGAACGATCCGTTGCCTTCCGGGATGGCACCCATCAGCTGCGGCGGCACGCGGTGAGCCGCGAGCATGTCATCACGCGTGGAGGACTTCACGCCCACAAACTCATCCTTTGCCGATATCTGGCTGAACGGCAGGATCTGCACTGCGTCTTTGCCGACACCGGGCGCACTCAGCAGGATGTTTTTAAATGCCCCGCCGCGGCGGGTATCGGTCAATGTCTTCTTCAGGTTCTCCAGGCTTTCCCCGTCAGCCACTGCGCTGCTGACGTAGACAATACATCCGGCATGCGACCCGTTGTCGTAGTACAGCTTGCGGAACTTGTCGGCAGAGTGGGCCAGGTTGGCCGACAGCAGGCCGGCGAAATACTCCGGCATGCCGTAGATCTCTTGGTGAATGTCGGGGTTGATCACATGGCACACCGAGCCGGTCTCGAACTGGTGATCGTCAAGCCCGGACTGAATAAACCAGTAGGTGTTGAGGTCAGAACCTCGCCGGGTGTACTTCGCCAGCGAGTTACGAAAGCCCATTGGCCCATTCAGGCGGTTACGGCGCATCTCAAGGTACGCATTGCCGAACACAAACCAGTCGAGCGCAAAGGCGCTGAACGCCTGTCGCGATAGCAGCTTGTGCGGGATAAAGCATCCGGCCAGCACGTTACGCTTGAAGAACAGCGCCGACTGGTGCCAGCTCGCGTAACCGAACTGGCGGGCCAGTCCGTACCAGCTGATCGGTGTCTCGTAGTACCGGCCATTGTTGGCGCAGTACATGTTATCCAGCAGGTCATGAGCACCGGTTACCGGCCACGGGCCGTCGAACGTGAACGCGCTCAGGCCGGGGGTTGACTTCAGTGCGTCGGCGAGGTCTGCCTGCTCTCTGGCATACTGCCTGCCGCGCGAGGATTTTTGTCTGCTCATCAGTACTCCATAACAGTCATAGTGTTGCCGCCTTCCTGACCCAGCGGCTCGTTAACGGTGGCGAGCATGGTCGCCCAGGCGAGATCGCCGTGACTCACACCACGGGCACGGTCGGTGTCGTAGGTGATGACGCCGCCGGGCGTGACCACCTTGCGCACGGAGCAGAAAGCGGTGATCAGGTCATATTCACCGCGGTCATACTCCCAGCGGCCGGCGCGAATCAGTTGCAGCATCTTTAGTACCAACATGCGCTTGCTGGCTGGTGAGAACTGGTAGCACACCGCCGCCGGAAAACGCTTCTTCACGAGCTGGTACACCGCCTCGCCAATGCCGCTGCCGTCGATGCCGATGTGCTGCACGTTGTAGCGCGTGAGCATGTTAATGATCATGGCGGCCTGCGCCTCAAACTCCATGCCGCGTACGCGAATGGTTTCAATCGTTCGGAACTTGCCGCCGGGGATCAGTGGCGCCGCGTTAACAGAGATGGCCCCGCTGTCGCCTTTGCCGCTGGAGCCGTTGGGGTCGTAGCCAATCCATACCGGGCGATCGGCCATCGGGCGCATGGCGTAGGGCTTCCAGTCTGGCCACTCGTCATAGCCGTCCGCGCCGCAGCTCAGCAGCATGTTGTAGTCAAAGGCGGTCTCACCGTTCTTGATGAAGGTGCAGGCGTAGAGGTTGTCGTACTCTTCCGGGCTGTTTTCCTCGCGGATTTCGTCAATGTCAGTCAGATCCCAGCCGTTATCGACCGCATCCTGCAACGTGACGATCTGGCGCCAGATTTTGTCCGGGCACATCAACCCACTGTTAAGCGTCTTCCAGGACGTGTCGAACTCCACGCGCTTACCGTGGCTGCGGCCCTTGTTGAAGGCTTCACCCGACCAAAAAGGGTACGCCTCGTGACTCTCTGCTGACGGCGTCGAGAAGTAGGTACGCGTCAATCCCTTCAGGGTCGCCATTGCGCCGGCCACTTTCTTCAGATTGGCAAACTGCCCAACCCAGAAAAATTCGTCAAAGTACAGGTTGCCGGTGTACGACTGCGCAGTTGCAGCTGACGTGCCGAGAAAGTGCAGCTCCGCGCCGTTGAACAACTGGATCATGTCGCCGCCCTTTAGCTCAACATCAACCTCAGCGGCAGCGGCGCGAATAAAGCTGCGAAACTGGTACGCCTGGCGACGGCTGGCCGACAGAAATATTTGGTTGAGCTGGTGCTTATATTTCACGTCACCCGTTAGCGCGCGCAGCAGCGCCTCACGGGCAAAATACCAGGTCGCGCCGACCTGCCGGCTCTTCAGAATGGCCCGGTTACGGTGGTGATGATTCTCATACCAGGTTTTTTGATGCCAGTGCAGCGAGTCGATAATGTTGGCTCGCAGCGCGGAGATCTGCGCCTCTGAGAAGAAGTTCTGTTTCTTGCGGATCTTCTTCTTCGGTTGCGTCGCTGGCGTTCCGTTGTCCAGCTTCTTGAGCTGTCGCATCAGCAGATCAATTTCCTTGAAGTCGCCACCAGTTTTTGTGTCTTTACTGGTGAGCTGGATCAGTCGTGCATCAATGGACGTCGTAACGCGCTGAATTGGTGGCGTGGTGTCCCATTCGTCACGTTTTTTCCATGAGTAAATCGTATTCTGATTGATACCCATCAGGCGCGCGATCTCCGCCGGGGGGTACCCCTGCCAGTAGAGCTGCCGTGCCCGCAGCATGATGAATGCTTCTTCAGTCGCCATTAATCCTCCTCGCTTCCTGCCGGGGAGATTAACCCGCGCACGCGTGCCCTTTCGCCCGCTTTTGGTTGTGGCAATCCCCTCACAACAACAACGCGTTGAGCGCGTGCGCCAGCCCCTGCCATCATCACCGGGAACTCAACCAGATGAGCAAAAGAACATGGCTAATCAGGCAACCACCCGCAAAAAATTCAAGGTCATGACGTCCGGAACAACGGTCGATGGCCGCAATGTTACCCGCGCCCAGCTTCATGCGATGGCGGCAGCGTATAACCCGGCAGTCTATGGCGCCCGTGTGAACATCGAGCACTATCTTTCTCCGTTCCCTGACAGTGTGTTCAGTGCTATGGGGGATGTTGTCGCTCTGTCCGCTGAGGATATCAACGAAGGTCCGCTGGCTGGTGAAGCACACCTTTTCGCGGAGATCGAACCCGCTCAGCGCATGAAGGACATGATTGCTGATGGCAAAAAGATCTACTCCAGTATTGAAATGCACCCCAGCTTCCCACTAACGAAAGGCCCGTACCTCACGGGGCTGGCAATGACGGATACCCCGGCAAGCCTGGGCACCGACAAGCTGAAGTTCACCGCTGAAAAACGCGCAGAGATTATGCGCTTCAGTTCGCAGGATGCAGAAGTCACCATGTTCACCTCGTCTTTTGAGGCGGAACTGGTACAGGAAAACCAGAGTCGCAATGACTCCGGGAAAGAGTGGTTTTCCCGCGTGATGGGCATTCTCGGCAAAGGCCAGAAAACCGACGATCAGCGCTTCGGTCAGGTGCATCAGGCTGTTGAAGCGGTGGCGCAATCTCAGGTTGATCTTGGCGAGCAGTTCAGTACTGCCGAACAGGAACGCCAGCAGGACAAGGTCATCATCCAGAAGCTGACCACCGACCTTGCCGCGCTGCGTCAGCAGCTTGAAGGGACGGACGGCAATTTCAGCCAGCGCCAGCCAGCGAACGGCGGCGCGAACGCGCAGCTCGCTGACTACTGATATCCATAACGAGAGAAATCGCACATGAGAAACTCCACCCGCAGGCACTTTGACGGTTATGTTGCCCGTCAGGCGCAGCTGAACGGCGTCACCGCCGCCGCCGTCGCGGCGCAATTCAGCGTTGATCCGACCGTGCAGCAGCGCCTTGAAGCGGCCGCGCAGCAGGATGATGCTTTCCTGAAACTGATCAACGTCTTTGGCGTTGAAGAGCAGATCGGCCAGAAAATTCTGATCGGCAGCAAAGGCCCGCTGGCGGGCGTCAACAACAGCACCACCAACCGCCGCAATCCTGGCGCTAACGACCAGATGGATCCGTACAACTATCTGTGCCGCAAAACCAACTATGACTACGCCGTCAGCTACGCGCAGATGGATGCGTGGGCGCATCAGCCGAACTTCCAGCCGCTGATTAGCTCGGCGATGGCCCGTCAGATGTCGCTCGACCGCATCATGATTGGCTTTAACGGTGCCAGCTACGCCGACCCGTCAAACCGCGTAGCGAACCCGCTGTTGCAGGACTGCGGCGTCGGCTGGCTGCAAAAAATCCGCAATGAAGCGGCGCACCGTCGTATTACCGGTGTGACGATCACCTCCCGCAATCAGAACAACGCCATTGTCGCCGAGGGCACCTACGGCAACGTAGCGGCTGCGGTCTATGACGCCAAAAACAGCCTCATGGACGAATGGCACAAACGCAATCCTGACAACGTGGTGATTTTGTCCGGCGATCTGCTGACAACCAGCAATTTCCCGACCATCAACGCCATGAGCCAGACCAACCCGAACACCGAAATGCTGGCCGGTCAGCTGATTGTCGCACAGGAACGCGTAGGCAACATGCCGACATTTATCGCGCCTTACATGCCGGGTAACGCGATCCTTATCACGCCGTTTAAAAACCTCTCGATCTACTACCAGCGCGGCGGCCTGCGCCGGACGATCAAAGAGGAACCGGAATACAACCGCGTGGCAACGTACCAGTCCTCTAACGATGACTTCATTGTTGAAGACTACGGCGCGGTGGCCTTTATTGACGGCATCACCTTTGCTGAAGCGCCGGCAGGCGGGCAGTAATCACGCACAGGGCGGGCTCCGGCCCGCCGTTATTCGGGGATGAGGAAATGCTGACACCGGCACAACGACATTTTCAACGCGTCATGGCTGAACGTCATGGCAAAACCGATGAGCAGTCGGATACGGCGCGCACAGCGCACGAGCAGATCATGCACCGGCTGCGCATGGATCAGAGTGCATTAAAGCGAGTGCAGTCTGACCAGGCGAAAGCGGCGATGAAACGCCAGCTACTGCCCCATTACGAGGGCTGGATCGAGGGCACGCTCGATGGCGACAGCGGCCGACAGGATGAGGTGATTGTCACCCTGATGGTGTGGGCGATCGATGCCGGCGATTACGCACTGGCCGCCCGCATTGGCCGTTATGTCGTTACACATGGCCTGCTGATGCCCGACCGCTTCAACCGTACCGCCGCAACTGTCCTGGTCGATGAGATTTGCGATCCCATTCTGGTGCAGGTCAAGGCCGACGATACCACCGACGTCACGTCCTATCTGGCGGTGCTCGATGAGGTGGCGGACTTTACCGCCGGCAGTGATATGCCCGACGTGGTTCGCGCCAAGCTCTGCAAAGCACGCGCTTTTGCGCTGCGAAACGGCACAACCGAAGAGCAGACCACCGCGCTGGCGCTGCTGCGCCAGGCACTGACGCTGGATGCAGGCGCCGGGGTGAAAAAAGAGATTGAGCGACTGGCTCGCGTGGTGAAAAAAGCCGCCGCAGTGGCGGGCGGCGGCGGTGACGATGGCGCCGATAGCACCGATGGTGGCGATAGTTCTGATGGTTCAGATGGTGGTAACGGCGCAGAAGGCACCGGCGATGCTGGCGGTGACTCCACAGCGGACGGCGCAGGCGAAGCTGCAGCATCGTCAGATCCGGTGGTAGTGGCCAGCGCCACAGCGACCAAAACCGCCCGCAAAAGCACAACCCGTAAGCCGGCAGCGCGCAAAACAACAGCGAAAAAAGCGCCTGCCTCAAAAAAATAACCGACTTGCGCCCCGTGCGCTGGCGGCGCGGGCGGAGATCGGCAACGCATTGCGTTTACTTTTCTCCGTCCGCTCACCGCCACCTATTCAGGAGACGACGCGATGAGCCTTGTAGCCGGTCGCACTGTTACTCCCTCTTCGGAGGATGTGCCGGACACTGACGACGGTGGCGAGAAAGTCACCGCCGGGACGTTCTGGCCGGAAATCGCCCTGAGCGATGTGCGCAAGGAGATGCGCATCAATGGCGCGGTGACGACCTCGCGCCTGAAGCAAGCCGTTATTGAAGGGGTATCCCACACCCTCGATCAGCTCGCTGACTGGCAGGCCGCTCAGCTGGCAGCGGGTTACACCCAACTGGCCGACGTCCCGGCGGTCAGAGTGAACAACGAGAGCGTGAAGGTTCATCGCTACCGCCGCGCGGTATTCAGCATCGCCCGTGCGCATATCCTCGGCACTAACCGGGACGTGGATACCACCGGTGATGCGGGCGAGAAACGCGCCGTCGCGCTGGCTTCACAGGCCGACGATATGTGGCGCGATGCGCGCTGGGCGATATCCGACATTCGCGGCACCGTGCGCAATACTGCGGAGGCGTTCTGATGAAAGTGAAAGCATTGCAGGGCGATACCGTGGATTTGCTGTGCCAGCGGCACTACGGCACCACGCAGGGCGTGACTGAGGTAGTCCTCGCCGCTAACAAAGCGCTGGCCGGTCAGATCTTTCTCGACGCCGGCCTGGTGGTGGAACTGCCGGAAATCAGCAGCACCGCGACACAGGAGACCGTGCAGCTATGGAGCTGATTAATCGTATCTGGAATGGCGTGACGTACTCCTGGTCAACGTTTCTGACGGGCGTTGGCGTCATGACGCAAAAGGACTGGCTCACCGCCGCCGGCATCCTGATTGGTATCGCCGCCGCTGCGCTGGGCGAGATGCACCGCCGCCGGATGGCGCGCATTCAGGAGACCAATAACACGCTGCTGAACGAACTGATCGACGCCATCCGCGACGACACCGAGAACCGCCAGGACGTTAAAGAGCTGATCCGCACCATCCGGGAGGCACCGCGATGAAAAAGCGCATTATTGCCTGCTCAACCGCCGCGATTATCTCGCTGGCCGCCACGCTATGGCCGCAGGCGCTGCGAACCAGCCCGGAAGCACAGCAGAAAATGGCGAAGTACGAGAACTGTCGTAAGACCCCGTACTACTGCCCGGCGGGCGTGCTGACGGTTGGGATCGGCTCCACGTCGAAAGTGGAAAATCGCCAGTACGCCGAGGGTGAGATTGCCGGGCGCTGGGTTAACGATTTAATGCGCGCAGAAAAGTGCACGAACCGCGAGTTTAACGGCGCTGCTGCACCGCAGAAGGTTTTCGAAAGCATGACCGACGGCAACTTTAACGTGGGCTGTACCGGGCTCGGTTGGTACACCACCAAAGATGGTCAGAAGGTGAGAACTACTCTCTGGCGCCATGCACAGGCAGGCAACTGGAAGGGCGTCTGCGAGCGACTGACGGACTTTGTCAATTCCGCCGGTAAACGTTCGCAGGGGCTAGTTAACCGCCGGGAGGAGTTTAAGGCCTGGTGCTTATCCGACCCCGCACTGAAGGGGGCGAAATGAAAGCGACAGCCATTCTTGCCATCGTGATGTTTGTTCTGCTGATTGCCGCCGCCAGTGGTCTTGCCTGGCAAAGCCATAAGCGCGAACAGGCCGAGAAATCACTGACCGGTACCCGCAAAGAACTGAAACAGACCGGCGACGTGCTGGCAGAGGTCAGGGCGCTACGCCAGGACGTCAGTCAGGTGGAAGCCGGACTGAAGAAACTCAACCAGCAGCGCAACACAACGGGAGAGCACCGACGTGAAAACATCAAAACCGCACTGGTCGGTGACCCCTGCGCTACTGGTCCTGTGCGCGCTGCTGTCGCTGACGGCCTGTACCAGCGAGCCGAAGAAGTCAGTACCGCAGATTATTCAGGAACCCTTACCCGAAAGCCTGACGGCAAAAACTGACGTCCCGCCGCCACCGGCCAGGCCGATGACGTGGGGCGGCCTGGCCGCCTGGACGGATTCATTACTCGACGCGCTGGATACCTGCAACGCCGATAAGGCGGGGATCCGTGAGCTGGAACTAAGGCGTATCGCCAGGGGGATAAAGTGAAAAAAGCCGAACTGCTGCGCGCTGCGCTTATCGCCGGTAACACCTGGTGCAAGGCCAACCCGGAACTGATCACCGTCTGGGTAGAGAAGGGCCATATCCAGATCGAGGCGACCGGCGAGGCGTCGTTCATGTACCACTACACCATTCAGGTGCTGGCAATGGATTTCCCCGGACAGATCGACGATCTGATGCTGCCGCTACTGGCGTGGGTCTGGCAGCAGCAGCCCGACCTGCTGCTAAATCCCGGCAATAACCGCAAGGTGGAATTTGACGCAGATATCGTCAATGACGACGTTGCCGACATTTTGTTTAAGGTACCGGTCTGGGAGCGCGTCATGGTAACAAACAGCAATGGCGGGCCGAAGGCGGAGCATCTGGCCGAGCAGCGCCCCCGCTTTAACGGCGGTGAGTGGGAAATGGTCTTTGATCCGGAATCCGGGGGATCGCTGGTATGAGTAATAACAACGCACTTTTCAGCCAGCTTGACGAGGTATTTGTGTCCATCCTGTCGGGCATGTCTCCGGCAGGGCGGCAGCGTACTGCCCGCAGCGTCGGTACTATGTTGCGCCGGAGCCAAAGCCAGCGTATCGGCAGACAAGAGGCGCCGGACGGGGCGAAGTACCCGCAACGCAAGCAGCGGATACTGCGCGCACAGGCAGGCATGCGTTTTATCTGGCAAGGGGAAACCCGCCAGCTGCGCAACTGGCGAGCCACTCGCGGACGCCACGGGCGCATGCTGACCGGCTTTGATATTGACAGAGGGGATATGCGCTCGTTTTATCGCGAAGACATTGAGCGCTACCTCGATATCAGTTTCAGGCCAGCAAACCGAAACACAACAAAGCGAGAGCAGATGTTTCGCCGCCTGCGTACTGCTCGCTTTCTCAAAACCAGCGCCACGTCTGAAGGCGCAGAGGTGGGTTTTTCCGGCGCGGCCGCCCGTATCGCCCGCGTCCATCAGTTCGGCCTGCGTGACAAAGTCAACAGCAGCGGCGCAATGGCGACCTATCCCCGTCGCGAGCTGCTGGGCCTGAGTAAGGCAGACCGCATGGTGATAGCCCGCCGGGTAATCGACTCGCTGGGGGTGCGCTGATGGAGATTGCCGGGCTGATCCGCCTGCTGGAGAACGTCGCGCGTACCGGAACAGTGACGGAGATCGACGAGAAAAAATGGCGCGTTCGCGTGCAGAGCGGGGGACTGGATACCACCTGGCTGCGCTGGACGGCGCAGCGGGCCGGGGCGTTTAAAGTCTGGGTGCCGCCATCCGTCGGCGAGCAGGTCTGGTTCCTGTGCCTGGGCGGCAATACCGACGTCGCGTTTATCGGCGGGAGCCTTTACAGCGCCGACAACCCGGCACCAGGCGCATCGCGTAACGAGATGGTGGTAACGGCACCGGACGGTGCGACGTTCCGCTATGACGCGGAGGCGGGTGCATTGCAGGTGAAGGGCATTCAATCCGCCGTGGTTGAGGCGTCAGTCAAAATCACGCTGGACACGCCGAAGGTGGAGTGCACCAACCTGCTGACCACTAAAAATCTGAACGTCACCGAAGGCGGTGAGATGCATGGCGATATCACCCATAGCGGCGGAGCATTCACCTCTAATGGGGTACAGGTGGATGACCACAATCACGGCGAGGTTGAGCGCGGTGGTGACTGGACGGTGGGCACAAAATGACAGAACGCTATCGCGGTATGAATGCCGCAGGCACCGGCACCCTGACCGACGAGGATCATGTGTGGCAGTCGGTTAATGACATTCTGCTGACGCCGGTCGGCAGTCGCCTGATGCGCCGCAATTACGGGTCGTTGTGTCCGGATCTTATCGACAGCCCGAAAAACGACGTCACACGACTACAACTGATGAGCGCGGCTGTCATCGCACTGGCGGCGTGGGAGCCGCGCATTGTGCTGGATACGATCAATGTGACGTACTCCGACAGTGGTGCCGTGACCGCTGAGATGTCCGGCATGCTGACCGAAACGATGGAAAAGAGCACTCGCGCGGTGACATTAAGGAGTACGACTGATGCCGACAATTGACCTCTCTCAGCTGCCGAAGCCGACAATTATTGAGGAGCTCGACTTCGAGACCATTCTCGCCGAGGTCAAAGCGGTCATGGTGGCGGTATTTCCCGCCGATCAGCAGTCAGCCGTTGCCGCTGCGCTGGGTCTGGAGTCGGAACCGCTAAACATCATCGCTCAGGCTATGGCATACCGAGAACTGCTGTTGCGCCAGCGCATCAACGAAGGGGCGGCGGCCTGCATGCTGAGTCATGCGACCAGTGATGATCTGGACAATATCGCGGCCAATCTGGATACAGAACGCCTCACCATCACGGCGGCGACCGACACCGCCGACGCAGTAATGGAAGGTGATGAGGCGCTGCGCCTGCGCGCGCAGGCCGCATTTGAGGGGATGAGCGTTGCCGGGCCGTCGGCGGCCTATGAGTATTTCGCCCGCAGCGCCAGCGGTAAGGTCGCCGCCGTCCGCGCAACCAGTCCGTCGCCGGCAGAGGTGGTGATCGCCATCCTGTCCAGTGACGGTGACGGCACGCCATCAGCCGAACTGATCGCGACGGTGCAGGCGGCGGTCAACGATGAAGATACGCGCCCGTTGGGCGATCGTGTGACGGTGCAGGGCGCCGAACTCATTGAATATGCGATTGATGCCACCCTGTACCTGTATCCGGGGCCGGAATCGGAACCCATCATTAACGCCGCCCTGGCCTCGCTGCAAACCTTTCTGGCGAATGCCGATAAAAAAATCGGCCGCGATGTGGTGCGCTCCGCTATTTCGGCAGCTCTGCATGTTCAGGGGGTGCAGCGTGTGGTGATCAACTCTCCGGCAAGCGATCTGCAAATTGATAACACGCAGGTCGCGCGCAACACAGGATACAGCGTGGAAAACGGCGGGACGGATGAGTAACTCTCTTCTGCCACCATCTTCCGGGGCCTGGCTTCGCTACACCGAGGCGGGCACGGCCAGACTGTCGGCGATAACGGTTGCGCTCCGCACGCTGTGGACACCGACAGCCTGCCCGGTGGATTTGCTGCCCTATCTGGCCTGGGCGTTGTCGGTAGACCGGTGGGATAAGAACTGGCCGGCAGAGCGAAAAATTGCCGCCATCCAAAAATCGTACTGGCTACACCGGCGCAAGGGTACGCGCGCGGCGGTGCGTCGGGTGATCGAGGATATGGGATTTTCAGCGGCGTTTGTCGAATGGTTCGAGATCGGCGACGAGCCGGGGACGTTCCGGCTTGAAGTGGATGTGAATGAAGTCGGACTGACGCAAAAGACGCTGAGTGAGTTAAACCGGCTGATTGACGATGCAAAACCTGTCAGTCGTCACCCGTCACAAATGAATATCGCAGTGAAGGTAAGCGGTAATGCCTGTACCGCTGCTGTTTTATATTGCGGCGAAGTGATCAGTATTTATCCGGATGGCTACGAGGCAGAAGACAGCCTGCTTTATAACGGCGTGGTTTTTCACGATGGAAACGTAAATTACAGGTAATCAGTCATGACTAATTTTATTGAATCTCCGTCGTGGGAAGAGAAGATCGGGCTCATTGAACGCGGCGAACGTGTCTCAGGCGGACAGGACGGCGTCGCCAACCGGCCATTAAAACACCTGGTAAACCGCACGCAATTTCTGAGAGAGCAAATGAGCCTTGCGCTGGCTGATATCAAAGGAAAAGTTGCTGCTATTTATAATTTTACCGACGGCGCCACGCTGGAATCGCCACGAGACGAGATCCTCTACGATAACTACCGTCTTGTCTGGACGGGCGATTTCCCAAAAGAAGTACCGCCAGGCTCCACGCCCACAAATACCGGAGGGGTAGGGGCCGGGAAGTGGGCCTACACCTCTGACGCCATTGTCAGAAAAGAAATGAGAATGGCTGACGGGCTTAAAATGGTAGGTAAATGCCCGAACATTTCCACACTCAGGACTATCGAACCTTCGTATAGCGGGCAGTCAATCATCCTCGAAAAATGCGACGCCGAAGGGGTGCTGCTCAATGTCCAGTTGCATCACGACCCCTATGATATTTTCTCTCCCGATGATGGCTTTTCTGTATTTGTCACACCGGGCGGCGCACGCTGGAAACCCGACCTGACACACGGCTATAACGTTGCACTTGCAGGGTTGAAAAGAGACCTGTCCAACCTGGCAGATTGTTTTGATCGGGTGCGAGATTCCATTATTAACCGGATTGCTGCGAATGGCCGGGTTAATAATATTCTGTGCAAAATCATGATCCCCAGCGTTAGCTTTGTTACCAATTACAAAATTGATCGCCCTCTGGTTTATCCCAGCATCATTACACTGACTGCGCTGGGTAATGTTTATATTGAGCCGAAGGAGGGGATGCATTTTCAGCCGGTTGTATGTGGGGATAATTCCCAATTTACCAACAAGCTGACCAAGGCGATGTTTCAGGCTGATTCAGGCTGGCAGGGGGCTACGCGTAAATACCTTAACCAGGCGTCGGCGCGAGTGATACTGGATTGCGTGGGGGGAGTGCTCACTATTCGCGGTCCGGGGTACGCATTAGAATATACTCCTGTCGATGGCGACCCTATTTTCGATCCTGACGGCAACCCCACCCTGGATACTACCGGGCTCTCCATCGGGAATATGGCCCCCTGCGATCTGGATTGCCGTGACGTCGTTGTGCAAAACGTCTCTGTCATTGGTTTTAACAAACCCCTCGTCTGGGGAACCTACAACACGTTTATCTGTGGTCTGCGTAATGTTTATTTTTCCCGCGTCTATGATGCGGTAACGATCCCCGATGGTATCAGCAACTCCGGCGAGCGTATGTGGTATGACAATGTCACGTTCGCGAATGTGGCCAGGCATGCTTTTGTAGGAAAATCGGCGGGAGAGCATACGCTGTATAACTGTAGCGTAGACTTTGTCGGGAAAGACCTGTTTTACAACGGGTCGAACAGCGCATGCCGATTTGTATTCCAGTCAGGCCATATTGAAGGTGTGCAGCGCTATATTGCGTCAAAAGAAGCACCTACGAGCTATTCGAAAGCCAGCGTCTATATTTCTGAGTCGGTGAAGTATGACCCTCGCCGGGGGGCGAACGATTATCGTGGTATTACGCAAATGTTCAGCGCACCGGTTAACCCGGCTAAGCCGGAATATGGGATTGGCCTGTTCATTGATTTCAACGCTCACATCAGCGCATTTGACGGTGTGGCACCGAACGCTGAATACCCCTGTTATGCAGGGTCGCCGGTCAATACCGGATTCGATTTGAGGATGAAACAGCAGCGAGCGCCGGGCTCGCGGTATCTGAATACCTACGGGCCAGGCTCGAAACTCCTTCATGCCACCATTCAGCCCGCTGAGGTTGACGTTGGTAATCCGGTTACCTCTGCTGACCCACTGAGTACCGGCTCACTGTTCGCTGCCATTAAAACAGGTGGTGCTGTTGTGGAGTACGGCGCTGCATCCGATCAGAACGACAGCATTCGCACAATCAAAATCACCCTGAGCGCAGCCACGGATACCGTGCAACTGTTTCTGTGTAACCGCTGCCGCGTGGTATCTGGACGTAATCCGCTATGGGCTTCGTGCTCGGTGAACGTGGAAGGGATGACAGGACAGGCCAATCTGACACCGATAATGGCAAACTATCTTGGGAGCGAGGTTGAGGTAAACACAAACGTCATACCGACGAAATACCAGGTAAAACCCAAGCTGGCGGCAATCACGCAGGGCTACCCGACGGATATGATTGCTATGAAGGCAAAAGCCAACCGGACAGAGAAATTCCAGGCAATGCCATCCTCTACCGTACTCGGCTACTGGCAGGGTGCTGACTTCTTTGTGCCGGGATTTCTCATAACAGGCGGTGTTGGCGTGCTGATACTGAAAGCGCCGTCGTACTGGACTGAAACTGAAAACGGAGGCTACTGATGCGATTTTATATTTATGAGTCATGGCAGCGGGTTGAGCATCAGCCTGCGTTTGAGGTGACGTCAACCCGAAGAGGCGATGATAAAACCGACACAGCTGTGGCTTTCTTTGACTGTGACAGCATATCGCTGGCGGCTGCCTATGCGCTGCCGGCGATAAATGATGCGGGTATTAACACTAAAAACTCAGTGATATTTATGGCTGATTAATCTCCCGACACGTAATCGGGTAGTCATCGGGGGCGGAAAATAATGCTAGTAAAATTTAAATCTCTGATCACCAGAAAAGGACGGGAAAGAATTGCAGATGCCGTCGTGACAGGCGAACACATTAATTTTGCACAGATGGCGGTGGGTGACGGAAACGGCAGTATCCCACAACCAGGAGAAGATCAGGAAACACTGGTTAATGAGCGCTTTCGCACTCAACTTAACAGCCTGAAAATCGTCGACAGTGCAAAGAATGTCATCGCGGCGGAAATGATAATTCCTCCGGAGGTGGGAGGATTCACCATCCGTGAGGCGGCGTTGTTTGATGAAGATGGCGTATGTATGGCCGTAGCCAGCGTCCCGGAAACCTATAAGCCGTTGCTCGCCGAAGGCTCAGGGCGTTTTACCATTATCCGGATCTGGATTGCGGTCGAAAGCACAGACAATATTGTGTTGCAGGTTGATCCAGGTATCGTTCTGGCGACCGTTGAGGATGTGATAAATATCGGAAACAGCGCGAAGGATTATGCAGACAAACAGGTTAGCGATCATGCCGAATCTCGCGATCATCCTGATGCTACCCTGACGCAGAAGGGGTTTACGACATTAAGCAACAGCATCGATAGTGCCGATCAGGACAAAGCTGCCACACCCTCGGCGGTAAAAGCGGCGGTGACGGCAGCCATCAAGGCAGCGACCCAGGCCGCCTGGGAGCTGGATAACCCTGTCGGCACGGTGAGGTTTTTTAATCAGAATATTAATCCGAATGAAAACTGGCCGTGGTCAGAGTGGGTGTATACGGGAGAAAACAAAACCATCCGTATTGCGAAGGCGGACGGCTCAAACGTAGGCACCACTGGCGGCAGCGATACCGTTACACTCCAGCAGGTTAACCTGCCAGCGGTGCAGATTAATGTTACTGGAGAAACTAGTGAGCAACCAGCGAGAGAACTGTCGGCCAGAGCGGCAGGCAGGCATAAACATCAGGGCGGGATGGCGGCACCGGGTGAGGCGTGGGACGGGGATTATGTTGTTGGTTCAGATAATGACAGTCACCGCACTCGTAATTTCACAAGCGAAGCTGACGATCACACTCATATTGTTGATGAGCCGCCTCATAGCCACCAGATCAGCGGAAAAACGGATAATCTTGGCAACAGTCAGGCGATTAGTGTTGTTGAAGCACACATCCTGCTGATGTGCTGGGCGCGGGTTGTGTGAGTATCGAGTAATGTCAAAATTAACGGTGCTACACTACACTCAGAAATGGTGGTATCTACCGTTAGAAAGAAGCCCCTGAATGCAGGGGCCTGGTTGCTATGGGAGATAATTCTTTAAATTTTCAACCAGTGGTTCAAATACATCATCATCTTCCCAGTACTGGGTGTGGGACATTGGATTCCAGCTTTTGCCAATCCACCCAAAAGGGCCATCTCCGGCATTGATCGGATAGTCTTTCACTACGGAACCATATTCATCAGAAAGTTTTTCGAGAGGCCATCCAAGAATATCATCTTTATCATAGTAATTTTTCCAGACAAAATTGTCGTTGGGTTTTATTGGTAAAATATATTTTGTGGCATGCGCCGCAACGAAGATCGGAATATTGCAGCCAGTTGTATAAAAATACTTAAATCTCTCTCCTGCCAGAAAAGATATTTGTGCAGGGCTTAATTCTTTTCCGTTATTCACATATAAATTCAGATCGCTGTTACTCTTCCATATCCCGGCGCTAACAGGTTTGTTCTTCTGATGTTCCTGTGCATCCCAGAAGTAACAGGATGTGACCTGACAACCGAGCGATTGTGCAAGGATAAAAACGGGAGCATCAGGTTCAATCTTGCTGTAGGTATCAAGAAGTACTTTACCTATTTCAGCCTGAGCCTGAGTATAAACACTTCCCGGGTCATCCTTTTTTGCTTCCAGTCCAGCTGCATCACCAAACCCGAAAAGTACAAATTGCCTCAGATCCAACCATCTGACGCTATCCGCCACTCTTCCCCAAACTTTATCCTCATTTTTTTGTAATATTCCCTGATAATAAATTTTATCTGTATGTAGGTTTTCAGAGCGGCTTCCAAGTTTTCTATTTATTTTTTCTAGAAAAGAATCCGCATATGTGGGGTCTGTTTTTCCCATTCCATGAATGGTTATTAAGGCAGCTTTCTTTTTCATACGGCCTCCAGAGATGTGTAGTCTAGGGAAGATAGATTCGAAATGATAGTGTGATCATTAATTTTTGGTGAACTATCTGGCATTCAGCCAGTAAATAAGAATTAGCACTCATTTTATTGCGGCGTGGATTTTTGTTAAAATAATTTTATTTGTCTTTTTTGATTGGTGATCGCAATTTTTTTACCTGTCTTAGAGAAAGGAAATAGCAGATATACGTAATAATCAAATGGTGATTGTTTTAAAAGATAAGCCCCTTCGGAGGGGCTTTTGCAGATTAGAACAGGCTACTGAGGGAGTTTGACACAGAGTTAACAGCTTTGGTCGCGCTGATCTTCAGATTATTCAGTACATCACTGACTGATGAAGTCTGTAGCTTCTCGCGAAAATCCGCATCCGCTCGACTCAAACTGATAGTGAACTCAATCTTTTTGGGGTTGCCGTAGCGGTCAAACTCCGTTTTTCCCCGCTCCAGACGCGTCATGACGTACATCCCGTAAATCAGCCCGTCACCTTCAATCAGCGGCCAGGGGCGACCGGCAAAGCCGATTGTCTCCAGTGCCGACAGTGACCACCGCCCGCCGGTGATTTCCGGATAGAGCACACCGTCAAGGGTGATCGTATCGTCCCCCGGCCCGATATACTGCCAGGCCGCTGACTGATTAACCCGGTCATTCTTAACGTGACGCCACTCCTGCGAGTGCCGCAGCTGCTGATACGGCACAGTGCGCAGCGTAAAAACAAACATCCCGAATACCATCATCATAAAACCTCCTTACTCCCGATCGCGGAATGAACCACGGTTATTTTTGCGGTTGCTGGCCATTGCATCGCGCACGGCGTTGCGCACCATTTTTTCAAGCTCCTGATCCGAACGTTTGCCGACGTCGTTAAAGACCAGCTGGAAGAACGGCGCCGCCCCCGATGCGGCAGCGACCGGCACAGAAGTCGCCCCTTGCGTCGCCGTCGGTACTGACAGAACGCCGCCGGCCGCAGCCGCAGACACGCGCGGTACAGGTTGAGGAATAACTCGCGCTTCCTGGTAAGGCCCGCGCAGCGCCAGCGCACGCGGCAGGTTTTTAAAGACAATATCGCCGGGGCCGATTTTCTTCGTGTTGTTGGCCGTTGCTTTCGTGTTATCAGCGATGTTATTCAGGCGCCTCAGCGTGCCATTATCGCCAGTAATAACAGGCGGCTTGCCGCCGCCAGCTCCGGACACGGTAGCCTGTCCTAGTGGCAACTGATGACCGGCCAGCGCGGCTGCTGATGCCTCCAGCGCACTCTGTGCCTTATCTGCTTGCTGCCTGGCTCTTTCGATACCGTCGGGAATAAGATCCAGTTTTTCAAGCAACCAGCTGACGCCGTTCATTAACTGCTGGAGCGGCCATAACAGAACACTAAGCGCGGTACCCATTACCCGCCCAAAGGTTTCACCCGCCGACGCGCACTTATCCAGCGTGTCTTTACTGGACTGCATCGGGGTCAGCAGGTTTTTGAACCACTCCCAGATAACCTTGATGCCATTACCCAGCGCGGAGAAATCAGGTGCCAGTTCAGAAAAAGCAGCTCTGACAGGTGTTAACGCCTGCCACACACCAGTAAAGAAACCAGAGAAAAAGGCTTTGATAGGCTCCCAATAGCGCCAGATGAGCAGCCCCGCCGCAACAAACGCCGCACCAATTAGCCCGATCGGGCTTAACAGGAAAGACAGTGCGCCACCCAGCACAGATACCGCACCGGTAATCATCCCCCACAACGCAGGGAGGCCGGTAAGCCTGAGTATCAGCATGGCCAGGTTTTTACCCAGGGAGGTCAACGCAGCGCCGGGAGCCAGAAACGCACCCATGAACCCAGCCCGAATCGCGGGCATGATGGCGGAGATCCTCCCAAAACCGGATGCGATACCAGTTATAACGACGGGCCAACCGCGCATGCTTGCCATCACCGGGCCAGCGGCAGTACCCAGGGTGCGGAATGCGGCAATAGTGCCGAGAATGCCGCGACCACCGGTTAGCACCGCGAAGCCGAGCTGTAGTTTTGCCAGCGGTCCGATCAGAATACCGACAGCAAGCGAGAGGGCTCCAACAGAAACTGTAAGCGCCAGAGCCCCGCCAGCCACCAGTAACAATGTTTGTGCAAGGCGCGGATTGGCTTTTGCCCATTCACTTGCAGTCGTGATCGCATCACTTAAGCCTTGCGTTAATTTGCGAAGAGGGCCATCAACGGTCTCTTCAATTTGAATGCGAAATCCTTCCCAGGCGCTGTCGAGGTTCTTCAGATCGCCACTCAGGTTGTCAGCCATTTTTTTAGCGACAGCAGACGCCTCACCTCCTGCGCCTTTTAGTTCCCTTACGAGCTTTTGCAGTTCTCCGCTTCCCGCGCCTGCAACCAGTGTTTGCAACCCAACAAAAGCCTCTTCCCCGGCAATGTCTTTAAAGAATCCAACCTGATCAACTTGTCCGTATTTTTTAGTTGCCTTGTAGAGGTCGAGGAGAATAGTTTCAACTGGTCGCATTTTCCCCCTGGTATCCGACACCGATACGCCAAGCTGTTTTAATGCTTTTACCGCTCCGGTTGTAGGGGATGCAAGGCGGGCCAGCGAAGCTCGCATAGCTGTACCAGCATCGCTACCGCGAAGCCCGTTGTTAGCCAGAATACCCGCCATGCCGGCGGCCTCTTCCAGGCTGATACCCAGCTTTGACGCCACGGGCCCGGCGTATTTCATCGTGTCGCCAAGACTTCTCAGGTCGGTATTAGTGCGGGTAAAAGCAGCCGTCAGCACGTCACTGACGCGATCCATTTCACCGGCAGGGAGGGTAAATTGAGAAAGGATATTTGAGCCAATATCGGCACTTTCGCCCAGTTCCATCCCACCGGCCAGCGCCATATTCAGCACGCCAGGTAATGCCGCCTGGATTGATTGCGGAGTGAAGCCGGCCATCGCGAGGAACGCCTGACCGCTTGCCGCGTCGCGGGTGGTAAATGCCGTTTCCGCGCCGAGCTTTTTCGCCTGAGCGCGCAGAGCGGCAAGCTGCGTGTCATCCTTATCGAGTCGCGTCAGTGCCTGAACGCGGGACATTTCCTCATCAAAGCCAACGGCAGGGGCCAGGAAGCGCCAGCCCGCATATCCGGCAGCGACTGCGCCAGCAATTGCCATCGTGCCACCGCCGCGAAGTTTCGCGCCGGTTTCCTTAGCCCTCTCATAACTTGCCTGCGCGTGCGTGACTGCGGCCAGGCGCTGCCGTTCACGCTCAAGCGCCTGGCTGTATTGCTCTGTTCGCCGGATAGCTGACTGCACCGCACCGCTACCGGAGGTGAGGTTAACACCATGCTGGCGTACCGCCTGTCCGGCCGAGCGTAGCTGGGTGGTCTGCTTGTTGTAGGTATCTGTCAGGCGTGAGAGCTTGTTGCGCAGCGTTTCAAGACGCGCCGCCTGAGCCTCGGTGAGCTGGCCGCCTTCGCGTTGCTTCTGGTTGAGGCCGTCAAAGGCGCGCTGGGTGCTTCTGAGTTTTTGCGCCGTATCGTTTGCCTGAGAGCGTAGCCTGTCGAAAGATGCTGCGCCTTTCTCCAGGTCTTTGATGGAAGACTGCGTTTTTTTGAGGGAGTCCGAAAGGCCGCCAATTGCTTTACTGGCGGCACTGACCGGGCGGGTGAGCTTATCAATAGCACTGAACGCAACGCGAATACTAAGATCCATCGTCGTCATCCTCCTGTTCATTGTTGCCGCTTCTAATGGCCGCCTTCTCGCGCCAGGCCATCAGTTCGCGCAGCTCCATGCCGTACATCTCGGAGGGCGGCCAGTGAAAAATAACTGCAATGTCGGCGATCAGATCGTCGACGTCAGAAAATACCGCCTCTCTTATTCGCTCCCCGTCTCCGCCGCGTTCGGTGCGGACGGCGCCGGTTTCGTCAAAAAAGGCGTGATCTCTTCACAGAGTGCGGTGAAGTCACCGGTTGCCAGTGCGGCAATTTCGGTGCTGGTCAGCTGCGGACTGGTGGTGCGCGTCAGCAGGGTGGAGACCGCATCAAAATCGAAGTTCAGCACGTCAACCAGACGCAGACCACGCAGCGATCCCGCCTGTTTGATGGTGTCAGTGATAGTGATGGTGAAAATTTCCTGATCGCCGCGCTTAACCGGCTTACTGAGAATAACTGACATAGCATTTTCTCCGGGCGGCCAGCAGGCCGCCTTAAAGGTGAGTAAAAAGGGTTATCAGCTGCCGAGGCCCAGCGCCGACATAATGCGATCCGGGTAGAGATTCTCCCCGTTGCGCTTGTAGATAAAGTTCAGCAGGTCGATTTCCAGCAGCGGCTTATCGTCCACTGACAGCTTGTAGTAGGTGTTTTTGATGGCGTAAGTGTGGTTGGTATCATCACCCTGTTTCGCATCACCGGGATCGATTTCGGTGATACGTCCGCGCATTTCAACTTCCAGTAACGAACTGGTACCGCCGCTGTAAAACTCGCCGACAAAGCGCAGGCGCATTTCGTCGATATCGCCGCCATATTTCAGGATCAGCTCTTCGACCACGCCACCGACAATCATTGATGCGTCAAGTGCGCCGGAATCCAGCCCCAGATCAACAGCCACCGAACCGAGCATGCCGCCGCCCTGGTAATCTTCGGTCTTGCGGGTCACTTTCGGCAGCGTCACGCTGGGGACCTTGCCGATATGGTTCACGCCGTCCACAAAGACGGTGAACAGTCGGAGTTTTTTAGGAATAGCCACTATTCACCTCCCAGCGATGCAAACGCGGATTCGTAATACTGATCGGTGAATGTCTGGATCATCGTCAGATCTTCCAGCGGCGGCACCGGGCTGTAGTTATAGCGCACGATGGCCTTACCCTGACGGATGCCCGTTACCGGGTTATCAACGACGTCATACCAGCAGGCTGCGCCAATCAGCTTGCCCGCCGTGACCAGCGCCTGAAGTTTGGCGTTAATCCCGCTCACAATGTCTTTCACATTCGCCGGAGTTAGCGGGGTATCCACGGTGGTGAACTGCGCTTCTGCGATACTGTCTGCCAAAATCTGCGCGGTTCGCGTGTACACCTCGAAAATGAATTCTTCGGTGTCGGTGGTGCGGTTGCCCCAGAAGCGGAAGCCGTCGCGCTTAATCAGCGTGGTGATCTCGTTGGCGTTCAGCTCGTTGGCGTCGGAATCCTCCGCCTGTAGAGCCCAGAACACGTCCTTCGCAATCCCCAGTACGTTTTTGACCGGCACATTAGACAGTGATTTATGCCAGCCCTGCTCGTTGTCGATAAGCGCCCGCAGACCCAGCGCATAAGCTACGGCGGGGAATTCTTCATTCATACCGGTCAGCGGGTTATAGGCGATGAAGTTCGGCCAGATCAGCATTCCCTCGCGTTCCGCAAACGTCTCGCGATAGGTTTTCGCCTCCGCGATGGTGTCGCAGCCGTCGCAGTAGCTGTATGAGAACGCCCGGAGCTGCTTCGCGATAACCCGCAGCTGCGCGGTCACTTCGGCGGTGTCGTACTCCGGAATGCCGAGAATGCGAGGGCGATAGCCGGTTTTCTGCTCCGCCGTCAGAAAGGCAAACATACCGGTGTAACTGCTGTCAGCCTGTGTGCCGCCGATAATCAGCTGCGACTGCGTCGGCTCATCCTCCCCGCTCTTAGCCTCAGCAACGCGCACAACGATAACGCGGGTGCTGACCTGGTCGGAAATGGCCTTCAGCGATTTGTAGAGCGAGCCTGTTTTACCTGCTTTGCCGAGTACGCTGATAACACGCGTCACCAGCACCGGGGTGTTAAGTGGAAAAGTGAGAGGATCGGCGTCTTCGGCTACCGCAACCAGACCAATGACCGTTGAATCAATGTCATTGATCGCGGTCTGGAGGTCGGTGTTTTCCCTGACGCGCGCCCCGTGAAAAAAGTTGTCGGTCATACTCTACCGCCATCATGTTGAGTGAGTTCGCGGTCATCATCGCCGGGATGGTGGACCGCTGTCGTGCCTTCAGGGTTGTGACCGGTCTGTCACAACAAAAAGCCATCGCCAGTATCGCGCGCGCATGAAACCATCATCGGCGGGGGTATGCATATGGCACTGACGACAGACACTATCGACAAAGCAAAAGCGCTACTGGACGAAGGGGCGCAGCGATTCCAGGACTATCAGTCCGAACTTTCGCGCGTACCGGCCTTCAGTATCCTGATGGGCGGCAAAGCACTGACGCAGCTGGATCCGCGCATTATTTCACTGGAGCTGACCGACAACCGCGGATTTGAGGCCGACGAGCTGACCATTGCTATCGACGACAGCGACGGACTGATCGAACTGCCGCCGCGGGGTGCTGAGCTGTCGGTGTCGCTGGGCTGGCAGGGCGAGCCACTGTTTTACAAAGGGGTTTACACCGTTGACGAGGTCGCCCATTCGGGGCCGCCGGACAGGCTGGAGATCACCGCCCGCAGTGCAGATTTTCGGGACGAATTTAACGTCAAGCGCGAAGTGTCATGGCATGACGTGACGGTTGAGCGCATCGTGTCAGCCATCGCCAGGCGTTACAAACTGACGCCGGTGATTTCTGAGCAGCTGATGAACGCCGAGATTGATCACGCTGACCAGACCCAGGAAAGCGATATGTCATTTCTAACGAGGATGGCCGACCTTCTGGGGGCTATCGCCACCGTCAAAAACGGCAGTCTCCTGTTTATCCTACCGGGTGGTGGCATCAGCGCGAACAGCAAAGCCCTGCCGGAGTTTGAGATCACCCGATCCAGCGGCGACCGGCATTCCTTTCGCATCGCCGACCGTGACGCTTACACCGGCGTGCAGGCGTACTGGCTGGATCTGGAATTTGGCAAAAAGAAAAAAGTCACTATTAAAGCCCGCAAGAAAAAAAACGAGAAGAAGCCGCGCAGCAGCAGCCGGGAAGGGGATTATATCGCGGGCGAAGACGGCAACGTTTTTGTGCTGCGGACAACCTACAGCAGCGAGACTGCTGCTCAACGCGCCGCTGCGGCGAAGTGGCAACAGCTTAAACGCGGTGCTGCCGAATTTAATATGACGCTCGCTTATGGCCGCGCAGATCTGTACCCGGAGATGCACGGCACGGTATCAGGCTTTAAAGCGGATATTAATAATCAGGACTGGATAATTGTGAAGGCTACACACTCGATCGATGACGGCGGATTTAAAACACAGCTTGAGCTTGAAGCGAAAATACCTGAATGGATTGCAGAAACGGAGTCATAGCAGCCATAATAACAGTGAGTTCAACTCCCGCCCGGGAGGCCATCATGTTCAAGTGTCCCATTTGCGGTGCCGTTGCCAAAACGCGCACCAGTCGTCCATTAAGTAATACCACCGTTCGGCATTATCATCAGTGCCAGAACTTTGAGTGCAGCATCACTTTCACCACGCTAAACAGCGTTGAAAAACTGGTCACTAAGCGTGGCCATCGCGAAAAGTTGCCGTCAGGCTTTATCCCTTCTGATGCATTCCCCGCATCGCATTACGGCAACGATCAGCTTAGTTTTGCTATATGAAAAAGCCCCGCTTTGCGGGGCTGGTTCTATAGATTATGAGTGTAGGTTGATATAACCAATCCCGCATCATCACCTTTGGATTTTGCGGCTTCTTTACATGATTTCCTTGGGGATTCGAATGCAAATCCATTGCGCCCAAAGCGATTCAACACATGCACTTCGCTGGTATTCTTTAAATACCAGACATGGGCATTTTGTGATAGAAAAGGCAGGCAAACCCCCATAAGAATTATGGATTCGTAAACCTGAGGTGTAACACGGTCTTCGTTCGTGACCATAGTGATGATGCCACCATTGTCGTTTATCGAGAGGGGCCGCCAAGGTTTAAGAGATTTTTGCAAGACAGATTCGTTAGATGTCTGAGCCGTAACGCTAGCCGAGGCTAGCAGCAGTAAGAGAAAGAATTTTTTCAT